TATCAACAACGGCCCAATAGCCGCCGCCAAACCCGCGATAATCACAATGGCTTTCTTCATTCCCGGGCTTAATTCGGCAAACCAGTCTACCGCCTTTTGCACCCAGGCGACCAGCTTTTCCAGCGCCGGTAACATTGCCTCATATAACTGGAGTGCCGCGCCCTCAATGGCGCTTTTCAGCTCCGTGAGCCGTCCCTGCAGATTATCCTGCATTTCCTTGGACATTCGTTCGGCGGCACCCGCGCTATCGTTGATCGCCCCGGCCAGCTTGCGGTAATCTGCCTCGCTGGTGTTCACGATCGCCAGGGCGCCGGACATGGCCTCCTTGCCAAAGATGGTGGCGGCCGCTGATGCCTGTTCAGCCTCGGTCAATCCACCGAGCGATTCCCGCAGGTTGTCCATTACCTGATCAAGGGATTTCATGTTGCCGTTCACATCGGTCAGGCTGATGCCGTACTCGGCCATCGCCTTTTCCATCTTGACGGTGGGCTTGGCCAAGTTGGTCATCATTGTGCGGAGCGCAGTACCGGCCTGGCTGGACTTGATCCCGGCGTTCGCCATCAGGCCCAATGCGTGGGCCGTATCCTGCGCGGAAAATCCAAGCGCACCGGCCACTGGTGCGACGTATTTGAATGATTCGCCCAGCATGCCAACGTTGGTGTTCGCATTGGAGCTGGCCGCCGCCAGTACGTCGGCAAACTCGCCGGCCTGGGCCGCCTCCATCCCGAACGCCGTCATCGCGTCGGTCACGATGTCCGACACTGCGCCCAACTCCTCGCCGGACGCCGCAGCCAGCATCAGCACCCCGGGGAGCGCATCAATTTGCTGCTGCGTTTCCCAGCCCGCCATCGCCATATATTTCAGGCCCTCGGCGGCTTCACTGGCGCTAAACTTGGTGGTCGCTCCCATCTCTTTAGCCAGCGCTTCTAGCTTTTGCAGGTCCTCGCCGGTGGCGCCGCTGATAGCGCCGACCTCGGACATAGCCGCGTCAAATTCCATCCCTGTCTTGGCCACCGCCGCGCCCAGGCCGAGCACCGGCGCCGTGACTTTCATCGACAGGTTTTTGCCAACATCGGTCATTTTAGCCCCGACGTTTTTAAGGCTAGTTTGTGCCTTGTCGAGTTTATTTTTCCATGTATCTGTAGCCTTTGCGGTTTCATTTAGCTGCTTCTCAAAGCCCTTCAATTCCTGCTCGGCTTTGGCTACCTCGCGCTGAAAGGCCCGGTATTGTTCCTCGCTTATTTCGCCCTTGGCAAACTGTTCGTTGACCTGTTGCTGGGCAGTCTTGAGGCGGTCGAGTTTTTCCTTGGAGTTTTGTGCGGCCTCGGCAAGGAGTTTCTGCTTTTGGGCGAGTAGTTCGGTATTCTTCGGGTCAAGTTTGAGTAATTTATCAACTTGCCTGAGTTCTGACTGAAGGTCTTTGGACTTTTTGTTTACATCTGATAGGGCTTTGTTAAGTGGTTGGGTATTACCACCAATCTCAATTGTTATACCCTTGATTTTTGCCATGTCCTCACCACCTGTCAAAGTCGGCCTGTGTGGCCTGTCTTACGGTTTCGGTTTCTTCATTGCCACTGCCGGTGTATATCTGTACGAATTTCAGTAAGTCGCGAACCCTCAGCAGGTTCATTTCGTCGAAGGTTAGTCCGGCCTTCTTGCCTATCGCCAGCAGTTCTAAGTCCATTCTGTCTGGCTCGGTGTCAGACGGTTCTCCGTTATCGTTTGTCTCCACGAAAAAAGCCGTCTGTTGCTTCCTCGATCACCGCAGTCATCATATCTCCGTCATCAAAGTCAATGCTATCTAAGTTACTAAGCCACCCCTCAAAGCTGGGAAATCCTTCTGGCTTGTCGGCTTTGTTCATCGCCCAGATCAACTGTAGCATTTTGATTGAGTCAAACTGGCTGGGATCGTTGGCCATCTCCTGCATAGAGATAAGATCGCCAATCAGATCAGTCTTAAATTCCTGGCGATAGTAGAGTAGGGCCAAGGGAGTAGCCCTGACCCGCATTTGCTTGCCCCCTACTGTTATCTCACGCATACCTTACGCCCCCACAGTCAAGGTCACGCTAACAGCATTGCCCTGCGTGAACTCGATCAGTATCGTATGATCACCATTGGTCAGGTTGCCGATGTAAGTCTTATCAATCGTTACGTCAACGCCGCTGATGCTCAAGCTAGCAAATCCAACCGGCACGCCATCTACATAGACACTCTTGACCGCCGTGCTGCCGCTGGTGGAGGTTACATCAACTGTCACATCGTCAGCAGAGGTCTTGCTGAATGGATCTGGATCATCCGCGCTGTTAGTTACCGCATTTTTAAGGTAGACTGAAGCAAAGAAGGTAGCATATTGGGGGTCGCCCTGCTTAACCTTAGCTTTTACATCACTGGTGTCAATGGCTGGACGGACTTCAATTTCAAGGGAGTCTGTTTTTGGTTCTTTTGTATTTGACCTGGTGGTCCCTTCTATGCCAGGTCTTGCCGCTAGGACATTATACAATACGTGCCTGGTCTTTTTCGCATCCCCATCAAACTCGAACATAAGCGCAAATTTCTTCACTGTTGCGTTTGCGTTTTCAACTAAGGCACCGTTTGAATCAATCGTATCCCCCAACACGTCCCTGCGAAACTCATCTGGGATCAGCGCCATTTCTAAGTTACCGTCATACCCGTTGTTGATGTTTTCGGCAAAATAATCTTCTCTGTCGTCTGCGGCAAACCTCACTTTTTCTCCGGCTGGAGAAAGGGTTAAATTCACCGCACCCGGAATATGCACCGGGGTGCCGTATGATACCTCTCCACTAGATTCAGTTATAACTGCATAATGGACATTCTTTAGACCGTACTTTATTTTATTGGTCATTGGCTATCTCCTCCTTAAATTTCATAGAGGACCTGGTAAAGGCCCTCGCTTTCGATAAAGGTTTCGGTCTTTTCCCAGTAAATATCGTTATCATCAAAAAGACCCTCGATCAGGGCCTCTGCTGCCGGGTCCTTTGTTTTGGTGTATAGTTCCACCTGGTAGTTGTCGGCCTGGCTGTGCACCTTGTTGTCAGCTCCGAAATTAGAGCTGTAGCTGAACAGATAAACTATATAGGGCGGGCTCGGCGGCGAAGTGAAGTGGTGATACGCCACCGGCAGGTTGGTCGTTTTTAACAGTGCAAACAGTGCCGCTTCATCCACGCTTGATCGCCTCCTCTACCTCCCGGGCAAATTCCCGGATTACTTCTTCCTCAGCTGGCCTGATATGAGGTTTACCCTCTACCCGACCACCTCCAACCTTTGCATGCCCTTTTTCTAACAGATGAGCCAATCGATAGTGCGGCGCCTTTACGTGTACAATTCGCTTGTGAGGCTGGCCTACTTCTGGCTCGGTTTTCATCGTCCAACTCTTGGCATACTTGCCGTATCGTTTCGGTGATGTTTGTTTGAGCCGCTTGACTGCCGCCTTGCCAACCGCCTCACTGCTGGCGTTGACCTTTTCTACTACGTCCTGGGAATATTCGGCCAGGCCCTTGGCTATCTCGGCAGCCAGCTGGTCGACGTTGATATTAGCCATTACCTTATATCCACCTCCTGTCTATGGTAGCCCGTCCTAAAATCGGCAATTCCCCAATTGTGCCTACAAACTCAAAATATAGCGCCCCGATTACGTCTGGTATCACATAATCATATTGATATTTGCCCACATCGCTTGGCAACACAGGTATGTCCTCACCTACTTGTTTTTTGTAGCCGTCGTAAATTCGCAAATTAACATTCTCAGGTGACACATGCTCCCCGTTAAAATCCTTAAATTCTGCTTTTAGTCTGACTGTATTCCCGATGAGGGACATCAGCTCCACCCCCAGTTTTACTTCTCGTTCTTGAGTAGACAAATCTATTTGGCGTTCCTGAATCGACATTGTAATAATTAGCTGTTTATACGGCATGATTACATGCCGCAAGGTATCGGCAATAAACTCATATTCTTTGATAGCTTGTCTTAAAGCATCTGCGCTGTAAACTTGATCCGCCCGGACTACCCTGTAAGTATCGCCCACATAAATGCCCAATTCTACCACAAAACGCATAGTATCTGCGGAATATTCGTATTCCTTCACTATGCGCCTAAGCAGGTCGGCGTTATGGGCATCTGTTTTGATTATCATCCTTTTGGCATCGGCAGTATATCCGTATACTTTCAAGACTTTGCGGAACGTATCGGCGGCATAATCGTAGTCCTGCAATATTTTTCTTTCAGCATCAGCAGGATAAGAATATTCTTTTGCAATTCGCCTTGTGGTATCAGCATTAAACTGAAATTCCTTTGCTATCTGCCGTTTAGCATCGGCAATAAACTCTTGTTCAGCTATGATTTGTCTTACGGTGTCGGCAGGGTAAACGCCTGCGGTAATTACAACGATTTTACGGAGAGTGTCGGCAAAATAAGCATCTTCCCTCAAAACCTTCCTGAGTGCATCAGCTTTAAATTCCTGCCCTGCTAAAACTTTCCGCAAGGTATCAGCATTATGTTCGTAGGTTTTAAGCACCTGCCGTTTAGTATCGGCATTATAACCTTGCGATTGAATTACCTGTCTTATCGCATCGGCGGTAAATTCCTGCTGTATGACGATTTGCCTTAGTGTATCGGCTTTAAATTCCTGCCCTATCACTATCTGTCTTACCATATCGGCTTGATATTCTGCTTCTTCGGCAATTCTGCGAAGTACATCGGCTGTATAGTCATAGGATTTCACTACCTGCCGTA